GGAAAAGAAGAAAAAGAAAGGTGGAAAGAAAAGAAGTAGAGGTTAAGGTTAACTGGCTTCAATATTTTCATTCTATCAGAAAGGTATGTCCCTGGAGTTATGAAAGTTATCTTAACGGGACTACCAAGATAACAAAGTTTGATGAAGACATCTTAGTACTTAATGAACAAAACTTTCAAAGATTACCTTGGGAGGTGATAGTCTATCTACTGGGTGATGACCTTACGCTTAATGCGATTGATGAGTACGTGGCATTTTTAAATGAATGTCAGAACACATGTGAATATTTGTGGTCTCACCCAACCTTTTCGAAGGGTGGACAGAATCAAACTCCTGTGCCTGTAATTATACAGCAAGACCGAAAACGGTTAATGGAATTAAGATATGGCTCTAACAGCAGCACAAAAAAGAAAACTTCCGAAAGCTCTGCAGGAAGCGATAATGAGGTCGAAGAAAAGAAAGGGCAAGAAGAAGAACGGTAAGAAAAAGAAAAGATCACGTGGCTAAACACAAAAGAGACCCAAGAGTAGGAACGGGTAAAAAGCCAAAAGGATCAGGTAGAAGACTTTATACTGATGAAAATCCAAAAGATACTATCCGTATAAAGTTTGCTACAGCAAAAGATGCACGAGCTACTGTTGCAAAGGTAAAAAGAGTTCGTAGGTCATTTGCAAGAAAAATACAGATATTAACTGTAGGAGAACAACGAGCAAGAGTGATGGGCAAAAGAACTGTCGCATCAATCTTCAAGGCAGGCAAAGAAAGTCTGAGAAGAGCAAGAAATGCCAAGACACGCAAAAAGAAGACCAGCAAGAAGAGGCGTTAAAAGAAGACCCCTTAGTGCTGCAGTACAACGAACACTAAAAAATAAAGCTAAGAATAGCAGATTTACTTACGGACAACTTGCAAGAGTGTTTAGAAGAGGGCAAGGTGCTTATTTAAGTTCAGGCTCCAGAAGAGGAGTTACTATGCAACAATGGGCATTTGGTCGTGTAAACTCTTTTATTAGAGGCGGACACTCTCAAGATAATGATATTAAAAGAAAAACAAAAAGAAAAGTTAGGAGAGGAAGATGAAATACTGGTTAAAAGAACAGACATACAAATGGATAGAATATTTTGGTATAAGCGAATATGAAGCTATGTGGTGGTCATTTTTTAAAGGTGTCATTTTAACACTACTAATAGTTTGGATATTTTAAATGATATACAATAGATTAAGAAGCGCTCCTTATGGAGTAGGACGAAAATATTTTCGATGGTGGGTAGTTAATTGGTATGGAAGATAAAATACTAGAAATAATTAAAGAAAAAGTTAAAGATAGTTCTATTGAAATAAAAGGTAACTCAACATTTGTTGAAGACCTTGGAATGGATTCATTAGATACAGTTGAATTAGTAATGGCATTTGAAGAAGAACTCGGAGTCGTTATACCAGACAAAGACGTTGATTCACTACTAACTGTAGATGACGTAATAAACTATCTACAAAAATGAAACACAAAAGAAAAAGTAGAAGAAAAGTTAGATATAGCAAACATGGAGTTCCATTCAAATATGATGGAGGAAATTCAGAGTTAGCACGTATTATTAAAAAAATATCAGACTTATATAAACAAGGTAAACGAGTTCCTCAATCCTTAATAGCAAGACGCATCAAGTTAGGAAAGAGATCATTGAAAAGAGGACGTCGTGGCTAAATTAAGGTTAAGAACTCGCCGTATGTCAGAACATCTTAAGAAGATGTTAGCAAAATACCGCAGAGGTGAAAAGATAGGCGCTACGGCAATGGCTAGACTAAAAGCTAGAGGTCTAATAAAAAGAAAATCTGGCAAAAAGAAAAAAGGACGGTTAGGAAAAAGATGAAAAACTTTTTTATAAAAATTTGGAATATTATTACTTTTCAAGATGTAAATTTTGATGGTAAAGTAGATATCAAAGATAAGTTTGTAAAAGCTAAAAAGAAAAGTAAAAAATAATGGCGGCACATACAACTGCAAGACACAAGTCTTTTAGAAAAAATAAAGATATTTATAAGACTATGGGTGCTGCTCGTAAAAGAGCAAGAGCACTAGGACTAAGAGGCATACACTCGCATGGAAGAGGTTCCAAGAAAGTTTTTATGCCAGGTAGTTCTCATAAAGCATATGAGAATGCGATAAGGAAGAAGAAAAATGGCTAGACAAGGCGGTTTTTTAAGCGGACCTACTGGTGTTCACAACACACAGAAGATTCGAAAACATAAACTTCAAAGAGGAGTTACAAGAGATATGAATGCAGCAGCAGGAGCTTTAGTTAATACTAAAAATCCAAATGGTATTGAGGCATTTAGATATGGAACAACAGCAAAAGCTATTGGACCAAGATTTGGTAAAACAACAAATCCACCAAGAGCTAGGTTTCCAGGCAGAAGAAGATAAATGGCACTCACAAAAGCAGAAAAAGCTAGAATGAGAAGAGCTGGATTAACTAGGTTAAATAAACCTAAGTTTACTCCTAGGCATAAAACTAAGAAAGCTGTTGTCGCAGTTGAAATAAACGATAAATTAAAAATTATTCGTTTTGGAGCGCAGGGCATGGGACATAACTATAGCCCTGAAGCTCGAAGAAGTTTCAAAGCAAGACATAGAAGAAATATTGCTAGAGGAAAATCTTCACCAGCATTTTGGGCTGATAAATTTTTATGGGCAGGCCCTGGTGGTAGTACAAAATTACCACCTAAATCCCAAAAACACGTTAAAGGACTAAAAAGAAGAAAATGAGTATTCATAAGAAAAATACTAGAGATATATGGATAGATGACCTTTTATTTAAAAGTGAAACTATGTTAAAGTATTTAAATAAAAAGACTGATTTAAGTACAAAAGAACAGCAATTAGCAGACTTGTGTGCAGGATTTATATATTTAAAAACTTTATGTGAAAAAGAAGATTATTTTGAAGAACCAGACAATGAAATGTTTGAAACCGTAACAATACACTAAATGATAGAACTCTCAAGAAAAGATATATTATCAGATTCCCTTATGCAGTTTTCAGAAGATAGATTTGTGAAACTGCCCATTGAAGGATACCTAGAATTACTAGGTATTGAACCTAACTCAGCACAAACAGGTATCATAAATGCACTTAATAATCCTAAGTATCGTTTTGTATGTGCTGCTGTTTCTCGAAGACAGGGAAAAACATATATCGCAAATATACTAGGACAGTTGGTATCACTTGTACCAAATTCACATATATTACTTATGTCACCAAACTATGCACTATCGCAGATATCATTTGATTTACAAAGACAATTAATTAAACACTTTGATTTAGAAGTGATTCGTGATAATGCAAAAGATAAAGTTATAGAACTTAGTAATAATTCTACTATTCGTATGGGGTCAATCAATCAGGTTGATTCAGTTGTTGGTAGAAGTTATGACTTAATTATATTTGATGAAGCAGCACTCGTTGATGGCAAAGATGCTTTCAATGTTGCACTAAGACCTACACTAGATAAACAAAATGCAAAAGCACTTTTTATTTCTACTCCTCGTGGAAGAAATAATTGGTTTGCTGAGTTTTATTATAGAGGATTTAGTAATGAGTTTCCTGAGTGGGCATCTCTAAAAGCAACTTATCATGAAAATCCTAGATTGTCTGAGGCAGATATTGCTGAAGCAAAAAAGACAATGTCAGAGGCAGAATTTAATCAAGAATATATGGCAGACTTTAATGTATTTGAAGGACAAATATGGACATTTGACCATGAAAAATGTATAGAAGATTTATCAGAATATGAAACAAAAAGAATGGATATATTTGCAGGAATGGACGTAGGATATAAAGACCCTACTGCATTTGTAGTCATAGGGTATGATTGGGATACTAATAAATATTATATATTAGATGAATACTTAGATAGTGAGAGAACTACTGAACAACATGCAGTAGAAATAAGAAAAATGATAGATAAGTGGGATATAGATTATATTTATATTGACTCTGCTGCACAGCAAACTCGTTATGACTTTGCTCAAAACTATGATATTAGCACTATTAATGCTAAAAAATCTGTGTTAGATGGAATCGGTCATGTAGCTGGAGTTGTAGATAACGATAATTTAATAGTACACTCTAACTGTAAAGAAACTATTTGGGCACTTGACCAGTATCAATGGGATCCAAATCCTAATTTATTAAAAGAGAAACCAAAACATAATGCGGCATCACATATGGCTGATGCACTACGATACGGTCTTTACTCATTTGAAACTAGCATGACTACGTTTTGATGAAACCTAGAAAAAATAATACTTGACTTTAGCTCAAAAGTCTGGTACAATTATCTAC